GAACTTAAAGAAAGTTTGCCACCCGTACCAGCGAGTAAGTTTTGGCCTGAATGGTTTAAGAAACAAAAGACTCCTGAAGTGCCTATGTCACAAGAACTTGAAGACAGAGGTGGACCTAAGACTGTAAAGAGTTGCCCTGGTATACTAGATGTTCTTAATCAAGGTTACGTTATTCCTTTATGGTGTGACTACAAAGTAGTACGTGTACCTGAAACACAAGAACAACCACAAGGTATCAGATGGAGAATGCCAGGTGGACAACAAAGTATGTTTGGTGCAAGTACGCACCCTATGGAACAGATGAATGCGTTTCCGTTTGAAGCTGATACTTTTAACGGTAGCTTTAAGTTTATGAATCCTTGGTTTGTTAAAACACCTCCAGGGTATAGTTGTATGTTTGTTGCACCTTACTATAACAAGCATAAGAATTTAGAAATAATGAATGGTATAATAGATACAGATTTATATCATGAAGCACATATTAATAGTTTCTTTACTGCACCAATGGGTGAAGAAATAACATTTGAATACGGTATGCCTATATGTCAAGTGATTCCTTTCAAGAGAGAAGATTATGAAATGGAAGTGTTGGTAGGCGACCATCGATCAATGCACAACAAAGTGACTCAGTTTATTCACAACAGCCTGTTCAAGGCACAACACTATAGACCCAAGTTAAGTCCGAAAAGGTACAAATGATATTCTGGATAGGATTCACCGTGATGGTGTTGAATGAAGGTTTCGTCATAATGCGACACGTACACCCTTGGTTCGCTAACAAAAGAGATCAACTTATTGCAACGTATGGTGCGAAGTGGAAGAAGTTTCACGCAACACTTGACTACGTATGGATAGGTGGTGTCAGTTTAGGAATACTGTTAGATTTTTCTAATTGGAAATTATATGCAACAGTATTAGGAATCTTTTGGGGTATGGTTGCAGTATGCGTTTACTTACCACTGCTAGTTAAAAAACTACGTAAGTAATTATTTCCAACCTAAGTTTTTAATATGCTTGTTAAGTTTTCTTGCAAGATTATAATGACCCTTGTCATTTAGATGACTTGAATCGCCCTCTTCATAATAGTGTGCTTCATTAAATAAATCGTCATCTGCTTCTTTGTAACTATTAAACTCATGATCCTGATCTAAGTCAAAGAAAGGATTTATACGACTGCGTAAGAACACAGTTTTAATTTTCTTATCACGTAACGCACTCATAAACATTGTATGGTGTGCTAGGAATTGTTGTTTGCCAAACTCTTCTGACACGTGTCTTTCTTCATAGTTTCTTACAAATCTACCTTCTTTAGGAAATGGTTTGTTTAACCAAGTGTGTGCCTGGCTTTTGTATCTAATGATGCTACCGCCTTCTGGACCTTCTTCACGCAACGGTCTACGTTTCTTTCCATTGTACACATTAGGTCTGTCTGGTGGATGTTGTGACCAAAACTCTTGTCTTTCAGTATTAGTATATTGTATTATCACTATGTCATCTGGACCAAGTGTATTGTTGTGCATCATGGTTCCAACTGTACGCCATATACGCCAATTAGATCCTGAGCCAGCACCCTCGTGTACATACTCCCTACCTAAGAACGCGGCTAACTGTTCTCCGTATGTATAGCTATTTTTTTCTAAGTAATCTGAAAAGCTACAACCTGCTACTACTAATTTCATTTGTCTTTTGGCTTTCTCATCAATTGTACACTCTTGCGTTTGATACGTTTAATTGACAAGTTACCTATGTTTACTACAGGACCGGTTGTAACCTTAACGTCCTTGCTGTTCATCGTAACTAGGCAATGTCTAAAGTGGTCAAACTCTTTAGGAAGGAATATGCTGATAGGTATTGTACGGTTGCTTTCAAACCACCATACTTCACCCATGTCTATGAAGTGTTTCTTTTCCTCATCTGATCGTAGCATAGTATATACGTACATACTAGTAACGAAGTTATCCTGGTTGTTTATAATACCAACGTATTCATTACCACCGTACTGTACGATGCTTAAAAAGGGGAAATTTGTTTCTATATCTTTTAGTAACATGATCTCGATAAATATGTGTATGCAGTTAACATATCGATATTTAGCAACCAATAAGTCAGTACTCATAGCAGATCTGACTAACAACATAACGGAGTATAGACCAGTGTACCAGAGAACAATGAAAGTCTACAGAGGAATAGATAATGTCTTGACCTTTGAGATTAAGAATCCAGACCAGAAGCCTGTGAGTATATTAAACACTTACACGCCTAAGTTTGTTATGTTCGACGCAAACAATAAGATGATCGTTGAACGTGACGGAACTATTAAAGAAACATCAACACCAAGTTTTAAAGGACAGTTCACAGTAACAGTAACTGAGAACGATCTTTTAAACGTGCAAGGACAGTTTTGTAGCTACAATGTTTACATGGTTGCGACAAGTGGAGACAAAACACTTACCTATGCAGATAGTCAATATGGTGCACAAGGTACGATTAAAGTTGAAGGTGATGCTTTCCCTGGTCCAGCAGACACTTACAACATTACAACGTTTACTGAAACAGGTGCAGGTACAGACATCTACTACAGTGAAACAATCACAGCCGAGCCGGCTAAGAATGGTAATGAAGCATTACATACTGCGGCAGTATATACAACAGACTTTACTGGTGATGTTCATGTCCAAGCAACATTGGATAACACTATAACAGGAAGTACATATTGGGGCAACGTAGGAACGTTATCTTTTGATACTGTTTCAACACAACCAAAGTATATAAACTTCAACGGTGTGTACAGTCACATACGTATCCAATACCATAAACAAAACGGAACAATCGATAAAGTTTTAGTAAGAAACTAGTTGACTTTGTAGACGTTTTATACTATAATAATAGTATGAGTAGTCTAGTTTATGATACAGTAATTACCCACCTTCCCAGTAAACGGAAAACAACTCCGTCTGGTTGGACATCTTTCAATGCACCTTGTTGTCACCACAATGGGACTACTCAAGACTCAAGACAACGTGGTGGATTGATAAAGAACCAAACACAAGATGGAGTAAGCTATCATTGTTTCAACTGTGGATTTAAAGCTTCTTGGCAGACAGGCCGTAAGCTATCCGGCAAGATGAAATTACTGTTACAATGGCTAGGCGCTTCAGACGATACAATTACTAAATTGGCTTTGGCAGTTTTACAGTTTAATGAGACTCAAGGGTTTCAACAAACAATAGTAGAGCTTCCAAAGTTCGTCGACAAGCCATTACCAGATGGTGCACAACCAATTGATGAAAACACACCAGACAACATTTTACAATATATGAAGTCAAGACAACTTAATGTTGATGACTATGATTTCCATTGGACACCTAAACTAGGTTATAAGGATAGATTGATTATGCCTTTCTATCATAAGGAATATAATAGTGAACGTAGGATTGTAGGTTGGACTGCACGTAAAATAAACGAAGGAAGTCCGAAATACATGAGTGAGCAACAGCCTGGATATGTATTCAATTTAGATGCACAGAATTGGCAAAGAATATTTTGTATTGTAGTAGAAGGACCGTTTGATGCTATTGGTGTAGACGGTATTGCACTACTAGGAAGTGAAGTCAAAGATCAACAGGCCTTGGCCATAAATGCGTTAAATAAAAAAGTAATACTAGTTCCGGATCGTGATGATAACGGACATAAATTAATGGAACAAGCAATAGAATTAGGTTGGTCAGTTAGTATGCCGGATTGGTCCGATGACGTCAAAGATGTTAATGACGCAGTAATCAAGTATGGTAGAATGTACACACTTCACACACTAGTATCTAGTACAGAAGATTCAGAACTAAAAATTAAATTAAGGAGCAAGAAATGGTTTGGTTAAAAAACTTATGGGCCAAAATAAAAGGCTTCTTTGAAGATTGGAAGGAACGTAGAAAGTTCAAGAAGAGAATCAAAGAGCTACAAAAGAAGGACCCATTCATTTACAAATAGGAATATTATGGTAGTAGAAAAAGATAAAACAGAAGAATGTTATCGTATACTAGAAGCAGAAGCTAACAAGCTAATTGAATCTGGAGAATACGATCCACTTGAAATTGCAGGAGTAATGTGTGCTCAAGCAATTAAAATCTACAAGACTGCACTTAAACCAGATGACTACGAAGACATCATGGAGGCTATATTTTTAGGTCGCAATGATGTACAAGAAATAAAAGGACCTACGAAACACTGATGTACCAATCTGATTTTATAAGACCTTTTGGTCCAACGATATACCAAGGTAAACTTACTGCAAAGCAGATAGATTACCTACAGGAAGTTGCTGATGCTACATACAAAGCAAGACAAAATGTTGGTAACGATCTTGCAGGTAACATAAAAGACCAACTAGGTATAGTTGTTGATGATCAAGAACCTTTTATGAATATCATACAACCGCATCTAAGAAAGTTTATACAATACGAAGACAAACGTGCAAACAGTCTTTTAATAAACAAGGAACCAGAAAAGAGTCAAGAGTCTTACGATAATCTAAATTTTAATCTAGGAACTGGACCTTGGATCAATTACCAAATTGCAAACGAGTTCAATCCTGTACATAGCCATTCAGGAATGATTAGTGCAGTAGTGTATATCAATGTGCCAGACGTTATAGCAACAGAGACATACACAGAAGATACCAATATGAAATGTGCTGGACAAATAGAATTTTTACATGGTCCAGATGTTCTTGGAGCAACAGGAACGCATAAGATAATTCCTCAAACAGGAGACTTCTTGCTATTCCAAGCAGGACTTAAACACACAGTATATCCGTTTAGAAGTGACGTTACTAGAACTAGCATGAGCTTTAACGTGATGGGTATAAACTAGGAAAGGAGATAGAGATGACTGAATTTACTAGAGGCATACAAACAATATTTGTAGAAAGTAGTTTAGCACTTGCATTGGTCTATACACTAGGACATATATGTATAGCGATGGTAGTAGTAACTACATTCACCGGAGCAAGTTTGTTTGAAGCAGGAACAGTCGCTTTAGTTGAACCAGCAATAAATGGAGTTTGGTTTTTCGTACTGCACAAAATATATAAAAGTATTAAGGAGAAACAATAAATGTCAGGATTGATACCAATGGTAGTAGAGTCTACCAACAAAGGGGAAAGAGCATACGACATATACAGTCGACTATTAAAAGATAGGATTGTGATGTTGAATGGCCCTGTAGAAGATCATAGTGCAAACGTAGTAGTAGCACAAATGCTTTTCTTAGAAAGTCAAAGCTCAGACAAGGATATTAATTTTTATATTAATAGTCCAGGAGGAGTAATTACAAGTGGAATGAGTATTTACGATACAATGCAATTTGTTAAGTGTGATGTAAGTACAATAGTTTTAGGACAGGCTTGTTCAATGGGATCATTCCTAGCTCAAGCAGGTGCTCCAGGTAAACGTATACTGTTACCTAATGCACGTACAATGATTCATCAACCAAGTGGTGGTGCTCAGGGTATGGCAAGTGATATTGAAATACGTTACAAAGAAATACAATACCTAAAAGAACATTTAACAAGACTGTATGTTAAACATAACACGGCAGGTAAAACGTTTGAAGACTTTGAACGTGATATGGATCGTGATAAGTTTATGACTGCCGAAGAAGCAGTAGCATACGGATTAGCAGATAAGATCAAGGAGACAAGATAGTGGTTACTTGGGGAATGGTAGGAAACAGTCATGATGCGGCATTGGCAGTATTCATAGATGACAAACTTGTATGGGCTTGTCAGAGTAAAGACTTTTCAGATGTTCCCAACGATCCAGACTTTAGTTGGACACAGATAGAAGCCGCAAGGCAAAGCTATGGCCCACCTGACAGGGTAGTATGGTATGAAAAGCCTTTCCTAAAAACTCTAAGACAATGGAGAGCAGGACAAGGTTGGCTTCATAAAGAAAACAACATTAAAGAATATCTTAAGAAGTGGGACATTCATTGTCCTATAGTGTATGCTAAACATCATAAGTCACACGCCGCATATGGTTGGTATACTAGTGGATTACCTCATGCAACAATCATGTGCTTGGATTCAATAGGAGAGTTTGAAACGTTTACTATATGGAAAGCTGATTCATATGTACCTGGTGCAGGATTAAAACAAGTGTACTCACAAAGCTATCCACATAGTGTAGGATTATTTTATAGTGCTATGACGCAACGTTGCGGGTTTAAACCTAATGCAGAAGAATATAAAGTTGCACCAGCAGGTGAAAACATAAGCACACAGGAAAACTTACATCTTGTTAATGATGTTATTGGTACGTTTATTGATACACCATTAGATGGAACAAAGCCAGGTGTTAAGTTCAAACACAATCTACACAAAGGTTGTAGTTGGTACAAGCCCGACCTTACAACTGAAAGCGATATGAAAAGATTAGCGAATGCTACTCAATTTGCTTTTGAACTTATACTCAAAAGTAATAGTAAATGGTGTAGACAAAATTTACCAAGTCGTAATTTAATACTTACAGGCGGCTGTGCTTTAAATAGTGTAGCAGTAAAACAAATTAAAAAGAATTGGGATACAATATATGTTCCAAAGAATCCAGGTGATCCTGGAAGTTGCATTGGTGCAGTTTTGGCAATGGACGAGAAACACATTGACTTTAATGATAAAATATGGTATAATAAAACATAATGAAACAAAATACTGATTATGGATTTGATATCCAAAAAACATATTTAGAAATAATGTTAAGCGATGCACAGACTTATGTGCGTTGCCAAGCAGTATTTGATCCGCAGAGCTTTGATCGTAAGCTACAACCTGCGGCTGAGTTTCTAAAAGAATTTGTTGAAGAACACAATACACTTCCTACAGAACAGATTGTTAATAGTGCTTGTCCAGGTACAAAGCTAGAGATTCCTAAAGGACTTAATGAGCAACACTATGATTGGTTGCTTAATGACTTTGAAACATTTAGTAGACACAAAGCATTAGAACGTGCAATATTAGAAAGTGCAGACTTACTTGAAAAGGGTGAGTATGGTCCAGTTGAAACTAAAATTAAAGATGCAGTACAGATAGGTTTACAGAAAGACCTAGGTATAGATTACTTTGCAGATCCTAAAGGTAGACTTATGGGATTGAAAGATAACAATGGACAAGTAAGCACAGGTTGGGAGAGTTTAGATAAGAAACTGTTTGGTGGATTTAACAAAGGAGAGCTAAACATATTTGCAGGTGGTTCGGGTGCAGGTAAGAGTTTATTCCTTGCTAACTTAGGTTGCAACTGGGCATTGAACGGAATGAACGTTGTATACTTAACATTAGAGTTAAGCGAGAATCTAGTTGCTATGAGAATGGATAGTATGATGACTGACATTCCAAGCAGAGAAATATTTAGAGATCTTGATACTGTTGAAATGAAAGTTAAGATGGTAGGTAAGAAGGCAGGTAGTTTACAGATCAAATATATGCCAAGTGGTAAGACTACAAATGATATTAGAAGTTTTGTAAAAGAATATGAAGTAAAGAACAATAGAAAGATTGATGTATTATTGATTGACTACTTAGACTTGTTGATGCCAATGAGTAAGAAAGTAAGTCCAAGTGATTTGTTTGTTAAGGATAAGTTTGTATCTGAAGAACTTAGAAACTTGGCAATGGAACTACAATGTATATTTGTAACTGCATCGCAGTTGAACAGAGCTAGTGTTGAAGAGATTGAATTTGATCATTCGCATATTGCAGGAGGCTTGAGTAAGATACAAACAGCAGATAACGTGATTGGTATCTTTACAAGTAGAGCTATGCGTGAACGTGGTAGGTATCAGATACAGTTAATGAAGACTAGAAGCAGTAGTGGTGTAGGTGCAAAGATAGATTTAGAATTTGATATAGACTGTTTACGTATTACTGATCTTGCAGAAGATGAAGACAACAGTTACGGACAGTCAACAACTGCAAGTGTTATGGCAGGACTAAAAAGAACTAGTAGTGTTACACAAGACAAAGAACCTGACACTCCAAAAGATCCTTCACAGGGGGAAATAGTAAAGCCTATAAGAGCTGAAACTGACTCAACTAAATTGAGATCATTCTTAGCAAACCTAGGTAACGACGAGGAGGAATAACATGAGCGGTCAGCGGCGTTTTCTAAAAACGTGGGCTCGTACAGTTGGTATGCCAATAGGTATCAACGATGAAGACACTCCCGAATTTTTACCAGTACCAATGAAAGATGTAAAGAAGGCACTAGCGGCGAGAACGTTTTGGATTGTGTTACATATAGTAACTTGTATTTTTATTATAGCTGGTAACGGCAAAGTATTAGGTTGGTGGTAATGAGAACATTATATATATTTGGTGATTCATTTACAGTAGACTACAAGACTGATTGGACTTGGACTAGGCAACTAGCAAGTAAGCTACGAGTAGATGCTATGCTTAATGATAGTATCATTGGCTGTAGCAACGAATGGATCATGCACAAGGTTAAAGAGCAACGTGAGAAACTTACTAAAGATGATATAGTTGTAGTTGTATTAACAAGCCCATATAGATATTGGTTCTTCAAAGACAAGCCTGAACTATCCAACTACCGTATTGCTAATTGGGATAACTTCGCCTCAGAGAACGAAAAGGGTCACGTAGATGCTGTTATGGGTTATGTGAATTACTTACAAAGAGACGAACTAGATTCATTTAGAGTGGAGCAACAGGTAGCTTGGCTTAAAGAACTTAAACGTAACATAGGGTTTACACTACTGTTGATACCAGGCTTTACAGTAGACATAGACTACACAGACATTATAAAAGTGTATGGCGATATGACTGGTAGTGTTAGTAACGCAGAGTTTGTATCACAGAAAGATGATGAGCAATGGTATAGCGATGGCATTGATACACGTTACAATCATATGATAAAAAGCAATCACGAGATAATGGCTGACAAGTGTGTTAACAGTATACTAACAGGCAACACATTAGATCTAGCAACAGGCTTTGAGCGACACGTTCTAAGAGGACATGAACGTATGACAGCTACTAAACATATAGGTCCTCAGTTAGTAGAAACACATAAAAAACTTTACCAAGATCAGCCCAAAGGCATCAAGCATTGGCTCGGCAAATGATAAATATACTTTTAGTATGCAGAGACGTGTTACTAAAAAGTTCACAATAAACGGGTCTTCCATGCCAGACGTAGAGCTGGTAGCAATAATGGATAAGGCCTTAAAGCAACCTTCGTCCTCCACATATAAAGTTAAAGTCGACAATCAACGTTGGGATCTACAATATAAATTATTGTGGACCGATCACATCAATACAATACCTCATTGGGATAAACTTGTTTACAAGTATAACAAGAAGTCTGACGAATTTGTATTTCATAAAAAAAGGAAAAAGAAATGACACAACTAATCAACCCGACCAAGTTCACCCACTCCACTGGCCTTCTTAGGTCATTTTTTTTGGATAAAGGATTTGAAGAAGTCCATACCCAGAACAGACTATCAATACTAGCGGCGTGTGAAGATCCATTTAACGTAGCTACATATAACTACGCAGGCCAAGTATGGCCCTTGCCACAGACAGGCCAAATGTGGTTAGAACATGAATTACTTTCCAAGCCCGATGCAAAGGGCTTTTTTTGTATCTCCACTTCCTATAGACAAGAGCCAAATGCAATCCCAGGCAGACATGATATTATATTTCCTATGTTTGAATTTGAGATGCCAGGTGACATAGATGATCTTAAGAAGATGGAATATGAACTATGCCAACACTTGGGATTTAAGATGCCTACTGAAAAGACTTATGCTGAATGGCAACAACACTACGGACTAGCAGATGATTATGAAATGACTGCTGATGAAGAAACTAAGATGCACGAAGAGTTTGGTACTACAATGATCACAGACTTCCCAGAACTAACAAGTCCATTTTGGAACATGAGTAGGAATGCTGATGGCAAGACTGCAAAGAAGATAGATGTTATACTAGGCGGTATGGAAACAATAGGTAGTGCAGAACGTAGTTGCGATGTAGACATGATGCGTGATACATTCCATAGTATTACAGATGGTGCATACAGTAAACTACTTTACGAACTGTTTGGTAAGGAACGTGTTGAAGCAGAGCTAGAGAAGTTCTTAGAGTTTGAATTCTTTCCAAGAGTTGGTGGCGGAATTGGAATGACTAGAATGATAGCGGCCTTAGAGAAACACTGGAAAGACTAGAGTTTATTCTGGGGTGGTGAAATTGGTAAACACGCACAACTGTTTATTGTGTGCCAGAAATGGTTTGTAGGTTCGAGTCCTACCCCCAGAGCCAAAAGAACAAGATACTGTTCGAGCAACGTCTCGAACAGATCTTATATTACGTGCTTCTTCTTGTAATCTTCTATAGCGGCCTTGATAGCATCTTCGGCCAACACAGAACAATGTATCTTAACTGGCGGTAATGCCAATTCATCAGCAATATCTGTATTCTTAATCTGCTTTGCTTGGTCCAGTGTTTTACCTTTGACCCATTCAGTAACAAGTGAACTACTAGCGATAGCACTCCCGCAACCGTATGTTTTAAACACAGCGTCTTTTACTATATCGTCTTCAATTTTGATTTGGAGCTTCATTACATCACCACAAGCTGGCGCTCCTACCATCCCTGTGCCTACACCTTTATCGTTCTTATCCATCGATCCAACATTACGAGGATTTTCGTAATGGTCCAACACCTTATCACTATATGCCATTTTCATCTCCTAGCAAAGTGTGTATCAGTTATATTTATTCCATTTTATCTAGTTGCTTACGCCAATCGAATCCAGGATCGGGACTATATGGTATCTGCATTGAGCCCATACACGTATCACTCTTACCTGTTACTATTGTTTCGTTGCTTTTGCCTGCACCAACATATATACAAACTAGGTTACCACTTACGTGACCCATCCATACTCTACGTGCAGTTGTCATCTTGACTTGATCTCTTTCACCACGTCTTATTTGTTGTTCGTATGTGTACGGCTTTGTGGCTCCGTAGATTTTTCCCTTGGCCAATACCTCATTCGAAGATAATAGAGTAGCAACCATAATGATTCCAAAAACAATTATATCATTCCTTTGTTTGCTAGAGCCCAGTATATTAATCCTCCTACACAGCCTAGCAATACAAAAAGTGCAACTCCTATTTGTAGTGCTTCTATAAAGGCCGCTTGACGTTCTGCTTGTTTATAAATTTCTTTGTCTCTATGTAATCGTATCTTACGACGCATCTCTTTAAGTTCGTTCCAGGTACCGTATCCGAACCTCATGTTAAGCATGGCTTGTAATTCTTTTTCTTGTTCTATGATTCTTTTTTCGTGCAGTAATAATTGTAGTGCTTCTTCTTCTACTGAACCTGCTTGAAATAATTTTTTGAATAAGGGTGGGTTCTTCTGTAACTGTTGGCCTTTCCGAAAGTCGGAAATTGCTCCATACCACTTGCCCATTTGCCCGACTGTGTTTTCAAAGTCCTGTCCGGCCTGGACAAATTTCTTTACTGTGTTGAATGCCGTTGTGGCGGCGGCTATAGCGGTAAAAGGATCTACTATTGCCCTCTCCTTGTATCTAAGAGTTTAAAACGATTGCCCTCAACTTGCTTTCGCTTACAATAGTATTTATGACAAATTTAATAATTCTTTAACTAACTTACTGGACGTAACACTATTAAAATGATAACCATCTACTGTTACTTTCCTTGGCTTCATCTTGTTAATGGTTTGCCATTCAAGTACACTAGGTGTAACAATGCTTTCCCAATCTATTAATCTATCCCAAGCATCGTACAACACACTAGGACGTTTAGGTAACGGGTGCCACATGAACAACACTAGCTCTACTTCATACTGTTTACATATTTGTTGTACTAGATAGATGTGTTGCAGTTGTCTAATGTAAACTTCGTAGTCGTTGTCTGCTTGATACTGTAGATAAAAGTTATCAAAGCCTTCGTACAACTGTTTGTTAAAATTTTTCTTGCCATGAAACTTTGCCATAGCATCTTTATTGTTGTTAGCATTTATACCTTGTAAAAACACATTGTCAACAAGATTGGAACCATAGCCACCTTGTGCTACACTCCTATCACTCTTACCTGTGTAGTTCATTCCTATTGTTTGTCGTAGCTCATGACTTGTTTGAAACACAACTAGATCGTATCTGTGTTGTGCTAGTTCTAGTGTTAACTTCTCAACGCCTATCTGTGTTCCATTGCCTGGACTGGACTTGACAGTTACATCGCCACTAATATGACTAGGCCAAGGCTTATCGCAATAACCTGTGTCAGCATGGCTATCGCCAATACATAAAACTTTTCTATTTGGATAGTTCTTCGAACTCTGGGCAACCGTCATCTGTACAATAATCCTCTGGCGCCGCTTCTTGCTCTTCACGTAAACGTTGGCACTCTTCTGATGCCGGAGCAAACACGCAACCCAATACCTTACTAATCGCGTCTATGTTTTGAATGCTTGATGCCTGTTTGTTTGCTACAACTTTATTAGTAGAAGAACAACCAGTTAACAAACAAGTTATGATTAATCCTATAAGAAGTCCTTTCACAAAACTAATCCAAAGATGTGTGCTGTGTGATATGCCCATCATCTTTCTCATACGTTCATGATGGCCTTCTTGCCATCTAGTGAATTTGTTTAACCATTTCATATAGTATATTTAGTGCGACTTGACGTAACTGTTTTCAATCCGTGTTCTCTATCTAGATATTTGTATTGCAAGTTAGTTGGCTTGTACTGTTGTAACCATTTAAACACTATGCTTTTATCGAATGGTCCACAAGTGTAAACATCTAGCTGAACAAGTGCAGGAGCATTCTCGTCCCATACGTGCATCACTACATGACTTGTTTCTATGATGGCCGCAACAGTTAATCCTCTGTTACCTACCATAGTGCAATACTTTGCATAAGGTCCCATCAGTATCTTCATACCTATTTGTTCAATGAGATCTTTTACTTGGTTACTCGCCTGTTCTTCATCGTTGGGCGGATTAAGTACTTCCGCTCTTATAATAACGTGTTTGTGTTCTAAGGCCATTTGCTTGTTAGTCGGCATGGTTGTATTTATGATCAGGAGTGCGGGTAAGAGCCGCGAAGCGGTAAAGCCATTTAGAGCAATCGGTAGCGGAATTTTTTTCTGTCGCAAAGCGACTAGCGGTAGCAAAAAAAGTAGCGAGGTTTTTGGCTGTCTACGCCGAGTGTAAATTGGTTGTAAATTATACCTTCGTTTGTAAATTGTGTAAACACCATACAGCTATATTCGTCTTTTATACGAGCTACACCCTTTTTAACCATAGTGCTTGTAGACTCCTTAAACAATGGTTTTTACCGTCTAAATGGCTCTTATTTCGTCTTTAAGTACTTTGACACTAGTAAGGTACTAAAGTGTGCTATAAAGACGTCTGTGTGCTTTTAAGACACCTATATGCACACGTTCTACCCGTGTGTAAACTCCGTTGCACACGTTCCGTATTACGTAGAGGCGTTGTTTTGGATTGGTAAATAAGTGTGGAGAATATAATATGTTTAATTGGATTAAGAAAGTCTTTGCAGTAAAGCCAGTGGCTAAACAAGCACCATTGGTTCTTAAGGACGAAGTCAAGAAGCTATCTAAAGCTAAACTTGACAAGATGACCAAAACAGAACTTGAAGCTTACGGTCGTAAGTTTGGTTATGAAGTTGATCGTCGTGAAACTAAAGCAAAGATCGTTAAAGCCGTAGCTAAACTAAAGTAGTCTAGCACCGTACGAGATCAAGTAGTCAGCACCAGCACGTTTGAAGATATCCGCACACTCACGCATTGTGCCAGGATCGTTGTCAATGGCAATCCATTCGCCTGACGTTTGGAATGCACCCGTTGGTTTACCCGTTGCTCGTTTGATTGGTTCTATTAGATCCAAGCAGGGCATCCCTGGCTTGACCATGCAGTAGTCTGCTCCGTCAAGTGCATACTGTTTGCTTCTACGTATAGCACCCTCGCGGTCGTGTACATCCAGTTGGTAATCTCTCACTATGCCCTTTTTGATCTTTACTGCTTCGCGCCATCCCTTGTAGAATGTGCTTTTAAATTTTGCACTATAGCTCATCACTTCTGCGCCGGTTACTTTTTTTATGTTGAATACCGTGTTCTTCTGACAGTCACTAGGGGCTACACAATCCGCTCCTGCATCCACAACTGCCTGTGCATAGTTTGTTAATAGTGTCTGTGTACGTTGTGCATCGTGTACGTGACAGTGGCCATCTTGCGTTGTTGAACACAAACAGATGTCAACGGTTATCTTTGCATGGTGTCCTACCAGTGCTTTGATCTTTTCAACTGCTTCACCT